ATACCCGCTTATCTGGGTAGCCGTAGCGCACTTCTTGTTCCACTGGTGATACGGTGACATGGGGAAGGCCGCCAAGCAACGGAGTATCACGCGCTATGAAAGGCGCAGGAGATTACATGCCCGTGTATGCGCTACGTTCAGATCATGAGAAGATAGTAAAGAAAGCAAAGTTGGAGGGTGTGCCTATTTATATTATCGTGAAACAACTTGTTAAGGATCACTTAGACGAGGTATCTGATGTCTCTTTTTAATTTTTAGCCTCTTTATGGCTGGCAGTACGCCTTACCTATTTACTTTCAAAGTTAAGTAGTATTATACGTGGGTAGCGCTAGCGATAAAGATATTTATGAGCTCACTGAACTCGAGATTCCAGACGTATCATACGTAGCAGCAGGCGCTAACCGCAAGACGTGGACTGTTATTAAATCTGCTGAAGAACTAGAAAAAGCAGAGCTAGAGAAATCCGGCGGCTGTGAAAAAGTCAGATCCAACTGCATGTCGATGAAAGAACAAGCAGGGGAATCCGGCAAACAAGCAGAGAAGGATTGCGCTAAAACGGTAGCGGCTTGCGAGAGGATGAGTAAGTCTGCCGATTCTGTCGATAAAGCCTCTGGTGATGAAGAAGATGACGAGGACGAAGAAGACCCGACCGATGCAATCACCGGCGCGTGGCGACTTATAGCTCCTTATAAAGACGAACTAGCTGTTGGACTTATCGCAGCGTTCGCAGCTGCACTCAAAGCAACAGGCAAAGATTTTAGTTATGGTTATCCAGCTCCCGAAGCGGAGCTGTCTGATGAATCTGAGGATGACGAGGAGGCAAGTAAGAGTGTGAAATCAGAAAGTGCTAACAAAAGCGTTCAGGCAACAGGGCTTCCACTTGCCGACCCGGGCACTCCGTGGGATGCAGGAAAAGCCAAAGCCGCCCTTAACGACTGGGCCGGAGATGACATGGGCAAGTACGCACGTGCTTTCCTCTATTATGATGGCTCCGGCAAAAAAGGCGGTTGTAAACTCCCGATAGCGATGCCGATTAACGGCACTCTTAAAGCAATCCCTAATGCAATCCGAGCGGCTAAAGGCCGGTTTAATCAAACACAGGCGATCCCAGCAGCGGAAAGAGCGCGGATTCAGTCTATTCTGAATGGGTATTCAAAGAAATTAGGCTGGGATGCGAATACTACCAAGACAGAAAAATCAAGTTCACCCCTCACTTTGGAGGGTGGAGATATGCTAATGGATGAATATATAGCACGGCAGCTCGACGAGGACAGCCCCCGCGAGCCAGAGGACGAGGCATTTACCGACAGAGTCCTTAAAGCTGCGGCGGAGAAAGATGTATCCCCTGAGGCTTTGAAGGCTCTTAAAGGTGCCTTAAGGCTTCTCATGCCGGTCAAAGATGAGCTGGACTCAGACCTCATCGAAGAGCTTCAGGAAGCCATCCCGCAAGGGGCTGGTGTTCCTAGCAAGTCTGCTTCTGCTAAGAAAACCAAGAAACAGACAGAAGACGGGGCTCCTACAGATGAAGCCGACGAAGAGGACGAGGAAGAGCCGATGAATGGCAAAAAGAAGTCTTCCAAGAAATCAACTAAGGCAGATGAGTCTTGTGAACCTGGAGACCAGGAGAAGCAAAAGTCACGTTCTACTAAAAAATCCGAGGACGGCGACGATGGAGATAATGAGATGAAGGATACACAAAAATCAGCCTTCGACGGCCTTCCTGAAGAAATCTACAAACAATTTGAGGATGTCAGGAAAACGGCTGCCGAAGCAGTAGCTAAGGCGGAGAAACTTGAGCACGAAAAGCGTGAGTCAGAATATATAGCCAAGGCCCGTGAGATGCCCAACGTCGGCGATCCCGTGCAGATGGGACAGCGACTTATGCACCTCGCAGAACTTGACCCAAAACTCGCGGAAGAGATGGAAGCCACACTTAAGAGCGCTAACGAGCGCATTGAGCAAGGCGACCTGTTTGCGGTAGTCGGCTCACCTATGAGCGGAAATGTTGGCGGCCCAGGCGAACAACTCGAAGGGTTGGCAAACGCACTCGTACAGAAGGGCGATAAAAAATTAACCCAAGAGCAAGCCCTTGAAGAGGTCATGAAGACCGCCGAAGGTGCGAAACTAGCAGCTCAGTTGTATGAGCAAGAGGAATCCGCTCGCGGCATGCGTAGTGGCAATCCTAAGATCGCGTCGGGGTGGAAGGCATGAGCTTTGAACTACCTATTATGTCCTTTTCAAGGACAGCATACGCAGACCTAAGCGCAACGGGAAACCTTGGATCGGGTACGACCTCGGATGGTTCGTGCCAGTTTCTCTGTGTCTACGAACGAAATAACGGCACGGTAAACCTACAGACAACCCCCGGAGGTACGATTCTCGGTGTGTTGCAGAACAAACCTTCGACAGGCCAATCATGCACTATCTGGTCGCTAGGGGTTAGCAAATGTTACTGCGACAACACCGTAACTGACGGAAACGCAGTACAAGTCGGCGCATCAGGTGGGGTCAAGAACTATTCAAGCGGTTACTCTATTGGTACTGCTCTCGAGAGCGGCGTTGCTGGCGACATCGTTGCGGTGATGATTAACCCGCAGCACGGAACCGGAGCATCGACAACCAGGGCCGGCATGTTGTACTTCGACATACCCGTTAAATTGTTCCACGCAACAGGCACGGCCTACGCGGCACTCCCATTAGGGTTTGCAGGAACGATTGTAGATATGTTCGCGGTCGCATCCAGCACGGGAACGGCCACGGCAAGCGCGACAGCAGCACTCTCGCTGACCGTCACAAGCACCGCAGTAACCGGGCTTTCGATTCCAGTAGGACAACTCACCGCTGCTAACGTCACTACACCAGGCACGGTCATGACTAGTACAGGCAAGACGGGCATCGGTGGCACGGGCGTATTCACATCAAGCGACACGCTGACCATCAACGTAACCCAAGGCAGCACGGTATTTGGCTCGTCTGATACGGCGCATATCTCGCTGTACATAATCACTAATTAAGAGGTAAACAAAAATGGCACTACCAGTAGGCAGCGACCTGTACGTTAGTCCGTTATTGTCTAACGCACTGATCGCCTACATACAATCAGCCGAAGATTTTGTTACCGACATCTTCCCCACAATTCCCGTTGATTACCCGACTGGGCCAATCATGAGGTACAACAGGGCAGACTGGTATAGGAACAGCGCACAGCCGCGTGCTCCAGGTACTGAGTCGGTAGGCGTCGGATGGAGAGCGGACCACTCTTTGTACTGGAACGCTCAAGTCTATGCAGAGCACTCTGACATAGCCGACCAAACCCGTAGTAGTTCACAGCCTCCGGTCAATCTTGATCGGGACGTTACTGAATTATTGGGACAACAGTTGCTGATTCAAAGACAAAACCTGTTTGCGACTGAGTACTGGAATAACTCCGCGTGGTATTGGAACTGGATCGGAAATAGTACAGCATCCACAACCAGCACAGGTGGGGATTTCGTATTCTGGGATGACTACGTGACGGCAGGAAGTTCATACACGAGCAACCCGCTAGGTGACATGGACAAGACTCGCCTTCTTATAAAGAAGAACACGGGATTCTGGCCTAACACGATGGTCGTCAACGCTCCGGTGTATATGGCCCTTCGTCAGCACCCGCAGATCATTGACAGGATCAAGTATGTTATGAAGGCGTTCCCGAATATGTCGAACGCTCAGGACATCTTCGCTGCGGCTTTTGACGTGCAGAAGTTCCAGATCGCGGGCGCAGTACAAACCACGTCGATTGAGGGAGTACCTGCGGTGAACGAAACTTATGATTTCATCCTCGGTAACGACGTCCTCATGTGTTACGCGGCACCAAACCCCGGCATCTTGACGCCCTCCGCAGGATACACGTTCTCGTGGAGAGGATTTTCCGGCATGACGCAGGTCGGTGCGATAATCAAGAAGTTCCGTATGGAAGAGCTTGAGAGTGATCGTGTCGAAGCTAAACTCGCCTATGGGCTGTCTATCATTGAGCCAGCACTCGGTGCGTTCGTGAGCGGCATAACGGAGAACGAGCCAACCTAGACGAAAACTAGAGCCAACAAATGCGACAAACGTTTTGGGGGTCATAACATGACATGGTCATATTCAGGTGATCCCCAAAATTCTCCGCTCGATTTCGTGCGGACGATGATCGGCGACGTTGAATCTACCGAGCAACTGCTTAGTGATGAACAACTCAACTCTATCATCGCACCAGAATCAGACATGCTAGTTGCTTCTTCATACGCGGCTAAAATGGTTTCCGCTCAGTTCATGCGAAAGGCCGACTATAAAACACCTGACGGTTTTTCAATCTCTGCTTCTCAGATCTCACAGCACTTCTCACGACTTGCGAGAGATTACTGGGAACGCGCAGTAGAAGGAAAATTACCGTTCTGCGGTGGTTTACAGGAAGCCGAAGCGCAGGACATAGAAGACCAGCGTTTCCACAACAAAGCCTTCTGGAGATTCCAGATGTCAGAGATAAGTGACGCAATGAACGCAGAGGCGAGTGTGTACGGTATGGGTTGGGGGTTGTTATGACAGAAGAAGAAGTGAATACGCCGAAACCAGAAGAAGTGAATACGCCGAAACCAGAAGAAGTGAATACGCCGAAACCAGAAGAAGAACGCAAGGAAGCCATAAGGGCCCTTGAAACCGTTAGGAAAAGCGAGGCGTTCACGAAGGACGACTATTCGTATATAGAAGCCCCAAGAAACGCAGTACCTACACTAAAAGTGAACGGTTCGGTATCACAGTTAGTAGGTGAAGCAGTTATCAACGGTTTTGCTGATACTGACGTAGTAAAAGAGCAGTGGGGTGACCTTACCGGAATTAAGTTTGAGGTCGAGGCCACCGAATCCCCGGTACTCTCAACGGTACAAGCGTATTCAATCGTCGCGCAACAAGCTAAAACGGACGTAACTATCGAAGTTACGATTGTCGCGGCACCGCGACAGGTTACGGAACGCCCAACCGCAGCACTTGACGGTATTCTCGCGCCACTAGTAGTCGATATTCCGTTCTCTACGGATGGCAGGGCGCTACTTCACATCTCAGCGGTTAAAAAGGTAGGATACGAGAAGAATCCGTTTAAAGTTTCCGTGTTAGCGGAGTTTGTGGTAAGGCTTAGGCGATAGTTTACGAATTTCTAGCAATTCAAAACGAGAAGGTGTAAAAAAAATGGTTAACACCGAGATTATTGGTGCAACTCAACTGGTCTTTTTCAATACAGGTACAACAAATACTCCTGTATGGACAAAGGTCGAAGGTCAACGAAAAGGCGACCTCAAGCGACCAATGAAGACAATCGAGTCACACACAAAAGACCAATACCCGTATGAAGACTACGTCTACGGCTATCAGGGCTGGGCTATAGACTTTGACGGCGTGTGGGTTATTGACAGTGTAACCGGCTTACAGGCTCCGGGGATTCGATACGTCCAGTACTGTTGGGAGAACCGAGTATATCCAACGGTTATGCTCGTAGGAGCCACCCCGAATGATGTCCCTGTACTTTCATACACAGGTACGGTTGCATTAACCGCATGGGATATGCCTGGGCCGTATGATAACCTGGTAACCTACACAGGTACGTTACAAGGTAAAGGGGCGTACGTGTTCGCGGGTCAGTAATTAGAGAAGGAGGAAAAAAGAAATGACCACACCTATAACATTTACCCCGGTAATACCCACCACAGCGGGCGTTGCGCTCACCTATACAGCGTGCGTCATGACGGGGGACCTCGTGCCGATCAGCAATACCGGCATGACGTTAGTACTGATCCAAAACTCTGATGTGTCAAACCATACGGTAACGTTCCAGAGTCAGGCAGATCAGTGGGGCAACTCAGGCGCTGGCATTGATAAGATAGTGTCGGCAGTTAAAGCGGGAACCGACCCTAATGGCGTCGCCACTGGTGTATGGGTTAAGGGCCGCTGGGGCAATCCAAGCACGCAAGTTACCATCGGCACGAACACATATGAAACATGCATGCTGACGTATGATTCTCCTACAACCCTGAGCATCTGCGTATTGCACATCCCGTGGACTTCAATGTAACCGTAGAAAAAAGATGGTTCTTACCATTGAACCCTCAGACGTCCACGACTCCTACAACACATGCTTTACGATCTACCGCGCAAGCCGCCCGCTTAACTCAGCAGGGGGCACCCCTAAAGTCTGGAGTGTTGTAGGTTCTAATATACGTGGAAGAGCAACCCACAAGCTTAACCGCGAACGCTGGGCCAACGAAAAGCGGACAGAACGCTTATCTGAGTCGTTCTACTGCGACCCGTGGGTAGACGTCCAGAGAGGGGATGTTATTATGACCACTGCCCCTACGTCCGGCGTCAAAACTATACTCGTAGAGCACGTCGATATGCCCGCAAATATTTGGTCTCACCTTGAAATCGTTGGCAAGGCGTTCAGCGTTGGCGACAAGGAAGTTCCTGGATTTTCAATCCCGGAGGTAACCTGATGGGTTTTAACGTTACCGCCGATATGGACGCCGCGATTGACGAAGACGCCGCGATGGGTGTTGCACAAAAAACTCTTGGCCCGTACTCTAAGAAAAAAGCGGAAAGGATACTAGAGATTTCACAAGGTATTGTACCTGTGGACACAGGCGCGTTAAAAGAGTCCGGGCATGTTGACACGGTAGACGTGGCTATTATAGCGGAAGTCAGCTATCAGGTTGTGTACAACGCCCCCACGAAAGACCAAACGACATGGAAAAGTTACGCTCTTTTCCTTGAGAAGGGAACTTCCAAGATGTCAGCTCAGCCATACCTTGTGCCAGCTATAGAACAAGCGAAGAGCGAATAGATGGTCTACCAACTCACCAACGCAATCGTTCAAATGCTGCGCGAGGATTCGGTATTAGCTTCAATGCTCGGCGTGTGGCCTGACACCAACGGAGTTAATCAACCCGCGATATTTACTACAGCCCCGTATCCTGAAGGCGCGGCACCACAAGAAATAGGCCCGATCATCATTACTGAAAGTGATGTATCAGAAGTTCCGATGGACACTAAAACTACTATGGGAAGTTCGATTGTTCGGGACATCAGGTGCTACACCGCTGAAACTGATGATGCTACTATTGTCGACCAAATCGCCGTACGAGTAAAAGATATATTTCATCGACAAGAACGTGTACTTAATCAATATTTGACCGACTTTACAGCGGTAAAGTGCTGGCACAAGAGCACCTTAACCGGTCCGCACTTGGTTGATGAATACGTATATGCGAGAATAGTATCACTTTCAATCTGGCTATCAAGGAACCAATACTCAAACATATGAACTTAGAAACAATCGCCGCACAGGATACACCGATCAACGTGCATGACGGCTGTAGCCTCATGCCGTTCTCGTTCATACAGATGGGCTCTCCACGGTGTATTCGTTATACGATTCGTTCACTATTAGAGATCGAACAGCTATTTTGTAGATCGCTCAGGACAATCATCGAACAGGCTTTGATAGGTACACTAGGCGAAGAAGAGCAGTATCATATCCTATGGCTTGGCTTAGACGGGGTATCACCTAGAGAACTCAACTCTATACTCGACACGATGACGCGGGATGAAACCGCTAGAGTCTATAAACAAAGCCAGTTTGAGCTTATTAGGGCTATTGGAGCTGATGTTATTTATAACGAAGTCGGAGAACCCGTTAATATCGAGTTCCCGAAAAAGAAGGAAGTTAAACGCGCAGATGTGCGCGATGTGAAGGACGTACTGGAACCAACTGCCACGTTTTCGCAGTGGTATGAACAAGCACTAACTTCGATGTTTAGGATTGGCACAACTATCCCAATCTCTGAATTATTACTTATGACGCCTATCGAGCTACGGGCGTATTTAGATTGTCATGATTTCAGATTAGTGTATCTACGAAAGAGTCGAATAGCGCAGGCGTATCATACGGCTGCGTTTATGTCGAACAAAGATACACCACCGCTGGACCAGATTTTAAGACGGATTGACCGTGAAGCCGGAAGGCCCACGGAGAGCAAGTTCACCGAGAACGACGCACGTAAGATCATAGAAACAGACAAGCGACGAGCAGAATACGCCCTTGAGAAATTAGGGCTGCAGTCACAACCAAGCGACGAACAAGCAACGCAGAGTACTGACGGTGATAGAACAAAAGGTGAAACAAAATGGAAGAAGAGTACTACGGCAGCCCGAAAGAAAGAACGGGGCAGCAAGTCGCTGAACGCAGGCGCGACCTAAAGATTGGTAAAGCAGTTTCTGACGCTGTAGAGATTAAACTCGACCGCGTGCGGAAGATGGATTTTAAGACATCAAGCATCATCAGCATGGAGCGGCAGCTCAATAAGAAGTCGTGGAGGGTGCTTTCGGATCTTAATGTTCAGGATTGGGAACACGGGGATACGATCAACCTGATATGGGCTGGACTGCTACACGAACATCCCGACATTGACCCGAGTGATGTGGAGATGATGTGGGACGCGACCCCGTTTAATGATCGGATGAAAGCGATGGCTGATGTTATACACGCACTAGCCAAGGCTATTGGTGCGCCTGTCGATGAGAAAGCGTATAAAGAAACGATGGATCTGTGGGCTAAACAACAGGCTGCGTTTAAGGTAGAAGAGTAAATGGGCGGCGGCGACGTTGTTGGGACTGCGATTGTCAACCTGAAGTCAGATACATCAGGGTTTATTAGCGACCTGACGAGTGCGATGGGCAAAGGACGGGGGTTATTCTCTAACTTCGGTAATCATATTACCGGATCGTTAAAGGGTGTTGGTGGTGTTATGACTGCCGGTATCACTGCGCCTATTGTTGCTGCCGCCGCATTTGCCGTAAGTAGTTTCGAGACTATTAACAACGCTCAAACCTCCCTTTTACGAAAAACTAACTCGACTGGGGCCGCAGCAGAGCAGAGGAAGACTAGCTTTACGAATGTATTTGGCAACACCCCGGATGATGCAACTACAGTATCAAACGCGATGGCGACCGTAAGTGACAAGCTGCATATTACGGGTCCGGCGCTTGAGCAGGTTACCAAGCAGGGGCTTGATATGTCCCGCATGCTGGGCATTGACGCTACAACGGCGGTAACCGGATTATCTACCGCCATGGATGCGTTCCACATGCCTGCTTCTGCAGCTACCACTACAATGGACCAGCTCTATACCGTTGCGACAAAGACTGGTGTTCCGCTTACCGATTTAACAAACACGTTATCGAAGTCCGGTGCCGTGGCAACATCAGCCAACGTGCCTATGGAGAATTACACAGCAGTAATCGGCTCTCTTGGAGCAGCAGGCACCCCAGCAAGACAGGGCGTCACCATTCTTAACGACAGTGTGACAAAGCTGCAGGCCCAACTTGGAAAACAAGATGTAGGGAATGAATGGAACGCGATGATGGGCCGCATTGCTACGGGAACAGCGACGGCAGCCGACAAAACGCTCCTTGGACAAAAAAACTATGATAAATTATCCTCATCGCTCAATAACACGACGACTGGTTATAATCAGCTGAAGGCAGCCCAGGATGGCTCTTCGGGCGCTATTGAGAAACAGTCAGAAGACACCATGACGCTTGGCGAAAAGCTTAGTGAGTTCAAGAACAAAGCAGAGGTAGCGTTCGCACCGTTTGGTAAAGTGCTCATAAATGTATTAGAGACAGCCCTTGAGGTGCACAAAAGCGGCGTCAGTGATAATGGCCTGGTCGCATTGGCTCATATCGAGCGTGTGGA